AGTGTCAAAGCACCAGACTTTTATCTTGTAGTCCATGTACTCGTCCATGATGCCTTTGATCTCGCTTAGGAAATCTCGTGCTTGACTTTCGCCAATTGACCCTGACATGTCAAGTGCTACGCAGATATCAATAGTTTCGTCGAAGTTCATGCCTGGCAATATAGCACCGGTCATTTGGCCTTTTCGACTTGGTCGGGCAAACGTAAAGTCATTTCGAATAGTGCTTTGAATCTGCTGACGAAGCAGCTCGCGCCAGTTCATCTTGGGCTCAGTAAGATCTTTAATCATGCGAGCTACACCAGCTGGCACATTGCCTGCTCCAGCTGCCTGTGCTGCGCTCAGCATGTTCTCTTTGATGTCGTCGCGAATCTGACGCAGGTCTTCTTCTGAGTATTTTGGACGCTTTTTGCTGACCTTGTTGCCATTTCCATCCTCACCTTCTTCGCCTTCGTCCCCGTCACCTTCGCCGTCACCTTTCTCCCAGTCAACGTGCTCGTCCAGCATCTCGCCTAATGCCTTTAGCTGATCCTCATCATACTTCTCAAAAAGATCATCGTACACTTCTTCTGAGGTCCAGCCTTCGTATTTAAAGTCCTGGTAGCAGTCTACAATCTTGGGTATCTCGCCGATCCGATCTCGTACTAAGGTGTTGTTTACAATGTAGTCAGCAGCAATGTTATACAACTGATGCTCACGCTGCTCACGTCGAGTAAGGTGACCAAAGACGCAGTGTAAGATTTCGTGTGCAAGAACAAACTCAATTTCTTTGTTTGACATTGCGTTAAAGAATTGCGTATTGAAGTACAGGTTCTTACCGTCGACTGCGGCAGTAGGAAGCCAATCGTCAGCAGCAAGAATACGCAAACGTGTTGCCATATTGCCAAAGAATGGGTGACGCAGTAACAATCCAACTCTCGCAACAATAATGCGCTCAAATACCTCGTACCGCATATCTTTAAGTTGCTGGTCAGTAATGTCCGGGTTAGGAGTCCACTTTGACTTGCCCATACTGTTGTCTGCTTTCTTGCTCATAGTAACCTCTTTATCTAATTTGTTTATATAGTATAGCACTTGTTTGCTACGCTGTCAACGTTATTACAGTTCTTTGTCATGTAATCACCTTTCAAAAAAATAGCGCAGGTCTTACGCTGCGCTAATCTTGTGTCTATACGCCTTGAGCAGCTTTGATGTACTTACCGTAACGTTCGTGGAACTCATCAAAACAAGCAACAGCGTCTGGATCAATTGGCAAGCTGTATTGTGTCAGTGCCAATTTAATACCCATAACAACCAACTCGGTATCAAAGTTGTCCATTGAAAACCGCAGGAAGTTATTGACTTTGTTATCGAACTTTTTATCGTTCTTGTCGCATGCTTCTTTGAGCTCGTAACACATAGCAACAGTCAAAGAGTACATTGCGCTGATTTCGCGTGTCTCCATTTCCTTGACCTTGCCTGCCAAGATGTCAGTTGGGTTAGGCATGCTAGCCGAAACGCGTCGATGTGCCATAAACTTTACAGCTAGACCTTCGCCAATTGAACCACTGACCAAGTCAGTAGTAGTAGCGTCGTCGATGTCGTCTGCAATTAGCTCGCTTACAAAAGTCCAACTACGCGGAGTAGCAAATGAACGGCTTGGTGACTTAGGGTCAAAGTCGTAAAGGTCTTTCTTAGCAAACGTAACGTAGCCTACAACGTCTCTGTGGATCTTGTTGTCTACAGCCCATTGGAACCAATCGTTAAAGTCGACTTTCATTTCTAAGTGAACAAATCGGTTGGCCAACGGTGCTGGCATACGGTATGTTACACCTTTATCGCTTTCTCGGTTACCAGCAGCAACAATCATTACGTTGTTTGGTAGCTCGTAAGTACCTACCTTGCGGTTAAGAATCAGCTGATAAGCTGCCGCCTGTACTGCTGGAGCAGCACTGTTCATCTCGTCCAGAAACAGGATGATGTTCTCGTACTTTGCTCCCATTGCTTCGTCTGGCAATTCGCTAGGTGCACCCCATACCATTTTCTTCTGCTCAGGATCGTAATACGGAATGCCTTTAATGTCAGTTGGATCCCAAAGGCTTAGACGAATGTCAATGACCTTTGCGTTGATCTGACCAGCAATCTGTTCTACAATCTCACTCTTGCCAATACCCGGGGGGCCCCACAAAAAAATTGGACGCTTTTTGCGGATAGCGTGTAGGATACTGCGTTTTGCGCCGTTAGGACTAACTGTACGTGCTTGTGTTTCTGCTTGGGCCACGGTGTAATACCTTTGTCGTTTATAGTTTGTTTAGTTTAGTTTCGTTCGCGTTTTGTTTAACGCACTTAAACATGATAGCATCTTTAGCAACAATGTCAACTATTTTTTTTAAAATTATTTTTCTTTTTTTGACTGACTCATAGCCTTTATCATTCCGTACTTGCGTATGTCGCCCGAAAATAGAGTAAGCTCCACTGCCTTCCGTTCGTTCGTGACTATAACTCCTTTGCTGGTGAGATAGTACGGACACTCAATAAAGTGATCTAGGAAGATTATTATTTGAGTAGTAGTGGCCATTCCGGGCGGGTAGGGTATATTGTATGTGCGTAACCCAATCTCTGTCAACACGTCCATACCTTGCTCAGTTAGTCTCAGTCCACCTATCTCTTTAACTCGTGTGTTCTGCCACCACAGAGACATATGTTGCTTAACGCTTAGCTCGTTTGTACTCTGGTCTAGAGCAGCTAAAAACATTTTAGTGTATAGTTCTTTCCAGTTCATGGACATACTTTCTCACCTGACGCTAGTTTGTGCACAGAAAAGTCGCAACACTTAAATAAGTCGTTTAGTTTTTTTGCAAGATTAATGGCGTGCCCTGGATTTGAAAAACTAGTCTTTTTGTATTTTGGGCCAGGGTAGTTTGTAAGGGCGTTTGAGCTTTTTAAATTAAAGGGCCGGTCCTGATAAAACACGGCCCAAATTGCTTCTGCTTCGAGTACTTGCTCTGATCGGTATGTCTTGTTGTTTATATTTTCGAGTATGACTGTTGGTTTAGGTCGTGACATATACGTGGTTCCTTATTAACTACGTATATATTTAGCGTATTAGTGATATCTGTGCAGTTTACTTCCAACTGGTTCCGCCGTCCACTTGTACTTGTAATACAGCACTGTCGTTGCTTTTACTTTCTGTGATTAGCTTCTCAAGGTCGCCATTGAGCCTTGCCATTACTGCCCCTAGTGTAAACGCAAGATTCTTTGCTTGGATTATGTCCATCTTTACTTCTTTTGCTCGGCTATTATCGGCAGATTTAACCTGCTGCATAAACTGCTGTATAGGCATCGTATTTAACGGCTCAATTGACTGCACGGATTAGCTCCTGCTTCATTTCGAACTCTGTCTTAAAGGGACCTTTTGTTTGGTACTGTTCGACAGTACTAAGCTTAGGACAAAAACTTCTAACCCACCCTTTATTAAACTTTATAATATGATACCCTGCACAATACATACTTTTAGACTTTTCGCTTTTTGTAAATAAAGGCAAGTGACGCTTAACGTCATAGATGCGGTTAAACGGCGCAACGCTAGTAGGATACCCGTATGCTTCGAGTTTCACATCATTCGTATTATCGTCTGAACTAGATTTGTCACTCCACGTAATGTTGAAACCAAATTTCTTTTTAATCTGCTGAGTGTTGTCAAAGTAACATGTTTCTACTTTGTTGCTAAACATGTATCGATCGTCGTTTAAGCTTAGCGTACCGATTCGGTTGCCATTTTCTTCAACAATCCAGAACTTGTCTTTAATAATCATTTTAACTTTTGTTGTCATTAATCAATCCACTCCTCGTCTGCTTCTTCGTCCTCTACATAGAAAATATCACCGTGTAGCCCGCAGACTATTTGATTGTTATTTCCTACTACTACATAATGTCCGGGCATATTTTTAATTTCAGACAATATAGTGCATGTCTTCCACTTCTCTTTTCCGTTGAATCCTAGCGTCGCAAAGTAGTTCTTTTGATATTGCGCCTCGTAATCATCGACATTAAGAAAAACCGATACAGCAATTCCATTAGCTGCTGCTTCTACAAGCTCTAATTGGTCTTCGAACGGCAATAGTTTCATTTTATATACCTTGCATTTAGTGCAGTTGCATAGGATTGTGCTTGATCTGCAATTCGCTGCATATCCCACTTGGCGCAAAACTTCATTAATCGCATTCCTACTTGTGTGACTTCTTTAGTTTCAATATTGTTAATGGTCTCATTAATCATAGCACGTATGTCTTCCGGTTGTGCTGATAAATCACATAATATCACATTGCGATTGTAGTCATCGAGTACTCTATGCTCAACCTTTTCATGATCAGTCCAGCGTTGCAACATTAAATTGTTCCAATTATACCCTTTTAAGTTCTTGTCGTTAAAGGCGTCCATTAAGCCGACTCTATTCTTAGTACCCTTCTTAGGCGCGCCTGGGTATGCTGAAAACACATTGTCGCTAGTATCACCTCGCATACACTTTTCAAACAACTGCCACTCAGGATGCGGAGCAGGCTTTGGCTCTTTAGTCTTCTTCTCAATTATTTCCTTGCCTTTCTCGTCAAAGTAGCCTTGATGTGTAATAGTCATGTTAGCCACACCGTTGTACTGCCGTACTTTGGGTCCAATCAACTGAGCAAAGTCACCG